TGGAAGACCATTTATGTCAACCTTGGGATTGTGAAGCTAGAAATCATAGTGTCATTGTTATGGACAGAGTCAGTTCTTCCCCTTGGCTTTGTAAAATAAACAATGCATTTTATACTGCAAAGTATTTATTTACTGTTGATTATACAGACAGTGATATAGCAGATGACCCTGCACAACACAAACAATCACACGTAATGTATTTGTTAGATGCAGGTGAATGGACAGGTAACATTGTTGCATTACCAAATAACAGAGTTAGAGCAACAAGTCCTGCACTTTGGGTAACAGGAGAAGGTGCTCCAGACTTTACACCTTCACAGTGGATACATTCTGCAGAAGCACACGAATCCTATTTAGACCCCCATACGACATTTAACAATCTATACTCAGATGGTAGCCAAGTTACAAACAATAAGAAGAAAAATAAGAAGTAAAAAGAAACTTGGTTTTTCTGAAAGAGCTAGAGCAGTAAGCAAAGGATTGTTACCATCAAAGGCAAAGAAAAATGGCAGTAAAAAAAGCTAAAAGTACAATCAAAAAAGTAGCAGGAAAATTAAAGAAAGCAAGTAAGGCTCATGCAGGTCAAGCAAAAGCCTTATCTGCTATAAAATTAAATAAGGGTGGTAGCACTGTAAATAAAGCAGGTAACTATACTAAACCCACGATGAGAAAAAGAATTTTTAATAGAATAAAAGCAGGTGGCAAAGGAGGTGCTCCGGGTCAGTGGAGTGCTCGTAAAGCTCAGATGTTAGCTTCTGCTTATAAAAAAGCAGGTGGTGGCTATCGCAACTAAAAAGAAAAGAGACCCTAAAGTTGGCACAGGCAAAAAACCAAAAGGTTCTGGTAGACGTTTATACACGGATGAGAATCCTAAAGACACAGTTAGTATCAAATTTGCAACACCGACAGACGCAAGAAACACAGTTGCAAAAGTTAAAAAAATCAATAAGCCATATGCGAGAAAGATACAGATACTTACAGTCGGTGAGCAAAGAGCTAAAGTAATGGGTAAGACAGAAGTTGTAGCCATATTTAAGAAAGCAAAAGAAAGTTTAAAGAAAGCACATGACAGAAAAAAGAAAAAGGTGTAAAACTTGCGAATGCTACGACTGCGATTGCGAAGAATGTTCATGTGACTGTCATCACAATGATAGAGTTCTTACTGATATTCATGATAGACAAAGAGATAGTCAATCAGACACAGAGATTTAAAAGCATTGATAGATGCTTATATTTTGCAGAAAGACTGCATAACCAACCAACTATACCCACAGAAGATGGAAGGAAAAGAATAACTGCATATTGTAAACCTGTAAGGAAGTAAAATGTTAGCAGAATTAGCAGCGGCAAATGCTGCCTTCGGTGTAATAAAAAGTTTCGTTAGTAACGGAAAAGATTTAGCAAGTTGTGGAAAACAAATATCTGATTTTGTTTTTGCAAAAGAAAACATAGAAAAAGAAGTAAACAAACAAAAAGCTAAAGGAGTTACAGGTGGAGATTTAGAAGAGTTCATGGCTTTAGAAAAACTAAAGCAACAAGAAGAAGAACTTAAACAAATAATGATATATGTGGGTAGACCGGGATTGTGGGCAGATTGGCAAAAGTTTCAAGCTCAAGCTAGAAAAGCTAGAAGAGAACAAGAAAGACTAGATAGAAAAAGAAGAGAAGAAATACTAACAGTTGTGCAGTGGGTTGTAGGAGTATCACTATCATTTGTAGGATTAGTAGCTGTAATATATTTTGCAGCGAAGTGGGCAGGTAAAGTATAAATGGCACTTAAAAAATCACAAAGGTCTTTAGTTGCGTGGACAAAACAAAAATGGAGAACCAAGTCAGGTAAACCTAGTACACAAGGGTCAAAGGCTACTGGCGAGCGTTATTTACCTTCGGCAGCGATTAAGGCTCTTTCTCCCAGTGAATACGCAGCCTCTACTGCTGCTAAACGAAAAGCGAAGAGAGCAGGTAGACAGGTATCTAAACAACCCAAAAAGATTGCAAAGAAAACATCAAGATTTCGTAAATTTAGTTAAATTAAAAGAAAGACTAAGAGCAGAAAGATTAAAGGAAAAGATAGATAATGATACAAGCACTAATAGGACCAATAGCAAATCTCGCAGGAACATGGTTTCAAAACAAACTAGAAAAAACAAAAGCAGAAGGTAAGGCAAAGGTAGCAGAGGCAAAAGCTAGAGCAACTGTGGCAGAGAAAGTAGCTACAGGACAAATAGAATGGGAAGGCAAAATGGCTGATGCTACAAATGATAGCTGGAAAGACGAGTTTGCCTTAGTAGTTTTACTAGCACCTGCAATTTTAGTTTTCATTCCGGGAATGAGAGAGTATGTACAACAAGGCTTTGAGGTATTGGCAACATTACCTGATTGGTATCAATACTTATTGTACATCGCTATCTCTGCATCTTTTGGTATTAAAGGTGTAGGTCAAGCAGCAAAAATGTTAAAGAAAAAATAGAGGTTATTATGGCAGAAAAAAAATCTAAAGTAAAAGCACACAGAGGATTTGCACACGTTAGACTAAAACCTAGAAGACCTACAGGAGACCCTGCACCAAAAAGACCTATAGGCAGACCTCAAAGACCTCAAATACCAAGACTGCCTAGAAGACCCATACCTAGTTTTAATAATCAACAATTACAAAGAATGTCAGACGCACAATTAAGGAGATACTTCAATGCTCAAAGAAGAAGAAGTATTGCTCAACAATTAAGTTCCCAAAGTAGAAAAAGATTTCTTGACAGAATAAAACGAGCAAATTTATCTCCTAGACAAAGGGGGATAGAAATATCTAGATATAATGCTTATCTGTCTAATCTTAGAAGAGGTTTAGATGCTTCAGGAAAACCTATACCTAAAGGGATAGATATAGTAAAACAGTTTAGAAAAGCAATGGAGCAAGATAGAAAACGTTTTCAACAAATGAAAAAACAACAACAAAAAATGCCTACTAAAAAGTCATTAGAGGAGGTAAGAAAAAGTTTATCACAGAATCTATCACCTAACATAAATCTATCAGCAGCTATGGGTAGCAAAAAACAAACTGCAGCACCTGCTCAACAAGCAGTAATAAATCCTAATATAAGAAGAAGAATACCAAACAGAAGAAGAACAATGGTATCTAAAGGTGGAGCAGTTAGGAAGAAGAAGTGAGTATAAAAACATTGACATTTTTGCAAATATCTGCTATAATTAGTAAAATAGGAAACTATTTTTATCGTAAGCACGTTGAATTACTACACGCAGAACAACGTAGACAAGGACTTAGAAGATGAATATAGATGTATTAAGAAAAGAAATAGAGGCTGACGAGGGATGTAAATATGAAACATACCATTGCAGTGAAGGGCATTTGACCGGGGGAATCGGACATTTGATTACTGAGTGGGATGAAGAAATATATGCAGGACCTATTGGCACTTCCATATCTGAAGAACAAGTGCAAGAGTGGTTTGAAAAAGATGTGCAAACTGCCATCAATGATTGTCAAGATATATTTAATGACTTTGACTCTTTACCTGAAGATATACAACACGTATTAATAAATATGGCATTTCAACTTGGGGGTCCTCGATTACGTAAATTTAAACTCATGATTGCTGCCGTAGAAGTAGAAGACTATCGTGAAATGGCTTTGCAAATGGAAGACAGTAGATGGTTTAAGCAAACTCCAAACAGAGCACAACGTTTGATTGATAGAGTTGTGCGATATGGTGTACCTGTATGACAACAAAAAAACGTGAGCTAACAGAAAGACAGAAAAAGTTTCTAGAAGTTTTGTTTGACAAAGCTAATGGAGACCCTGTACAAGCAAAACTACTTGCAGGATACTCAGAGCATTCTGCTACTTCTGCTATTGTTGCATCTATGAAAGATGAGATAATGGAAGAGACACAACTGTATATGAGTCGTAATGCACCTAAAGCAGCAGTTGCTATGGTAAGTGGTATTGATGACCCTACACAATTAGGTATTAGAGATAAACTTGGTGCATCAAAAGAATTATTAGATAGAGTTGGTTTAATTAAAACTGAAAAAGTACAGGTAGAAGCATCAGGTGGTGTGATGATACTACCACCGAAGAAGAAGTAATGGACAGAAGTTTAGGTAAGTGGAAGTTACCACAACCAACAGATTTAAAAGATGAAGAACAAAAAGAGTGGATACAGATACCACGTATAGCACC